CCGGCAACGAGATCGGCGCCTTGTCGCGGATCGCTGGCCGGATCTGGGCTCTTGAAGGGTCCAGCCAGGACGTCAAGGTCGGCCAGTTCCCCGAGGCCACCCTGTCCGGGTTCCACGACACCATCAAGATGCTCGCCCAACTGGTCGCGTCGATTGCCGGTCTCCCACCGCACTACTTGGGTATGGCGACCGACAACCCGGCGTCGGCGGATGCCATCCGGTCAGCTGAGTCCCGGAACATCAAGCGCGCCGAACGCAGGCACCGGTGCTTCGGTGAAGGCTGGGAGACTGCGATGCGGATCGCGATGTTGATCCGTGACGGGTCGGTCCCGCCGGAAGCCGCACGCATGGAAACGATTTGGCGTGACCCGGCGACTCCCACGGTCGCGCAGAAGGCTGACGCTGCCGTGAAATTGTTCCAGGCCGGGATCGTGCCGCGCACGCAGACCTGGGAGGACCTCGGGTATTCGTCCGTGCAGATCGAACGCATGAAAGAGGACCTCGAGGAGGAAGCCGAGCGGCAGGCGGCGGCGTTCGGGGCCGGGGCGATGCCCCAGATGCCCGGTGACACGCCCCCCGAGACCGAAGCGGGCGACGGGGAGACCGAGACCGAGCCAGGCGACCCGAAGAAGGCCGGCGGGGTGTGACCGGTACGACGGCGACCGAGCAGGCAGGCGCCGACATCGCGTTGCTGTACCAGACCGCTACCACGGTCATCGCGGGACGGTTGTCGAAGATCCTGGAGTGGCTCTGGGGTCAGGTCGACCCACTAGACGTGACGGGGTCATGGCTGGCCCTTCTCCCCGAAGCCGAGGGCGCGTTCGCTGCCGCCCAAGCGGCAACGGCAGCGATGGCCGAACCGTACGTAGAGCGCGCACTCACCGCCCAAGGCGTGGATGTTGCCGCGTTGCAGGCGAAAGCCGCTGCGGACGCCGCCCACGCGCGAGGGGTCATCTCGGCGCTGACGCAGACCGGTGTCCCCGAGTTGGCGCCCGGTGCGTTCGCCGGCGCCACGGCCGCTGGGTGGCCACTGGATGCCCTCCTGACTGTCCCCGCCGAACGCGCCGCCATCGCGCTACGGGACGGCGCACGTCCCGCGGACGTTCTCCGGGCCGGGCGGTCCGCGTTGCAGATGTACGCCTCCACGGAGGTCCATGACGTGGCTCGGGCGTCGGTGCAGACGGTCTCCACCGTCCAACACGTCGACGGGTACGTCCGGCACACCGGGTTCCGGTGCTGCGGCCGGTGCGCGGTCCTGTCGGGCCGCTGGTACCGGTACTCGTCGGGATTCGAGCGTCACCCGCGGTGCCGGTGCACGATGGTCCCTGCGTCCCGAGATGTCGAAATCACGACGCCGCTGGAGTTGTACCGGCAGGGCCGCATCACTGACCTGACCCGCGCCGAGAGGGAAGCCCTCGACATGGGCGCCGACATTTCGCAGGTCGTGAACTCCCGGATGGGCATGTATGTCGCTGGGGGCGAGAAGTTCACGGTCTCCGGGACCACTCGCCGCGGCGTCGCGGGGGCACGGATGATCGCCCGGGATATAGCCCGCGCGGGTGGTGCGGCACCGGGCGGCACCTACACCAACTACACGGTCGACCGACGGCGGGTCGCGGCGGCGGAAGCGAAGTACGGTCCGTTGATGCGCCGCGGGAACCCGTTCACCCGTGCCACCAAGACCGGCCCGGAGAACGTTGCCGGGTATTGGCGTGCAGCGAACGCCCGCCCCACCGTCGCCACGATCCTGAAGCATGCGTCGACCCGTGAGGAACGGGTCCGCCTCTTGACGAACTACGGCTACCTGCTGGACCCCGCGAAGGTCGCAGCGGCCTGAGACACCCGGCGTGGCGCGACGCCACGGACGGAACCCTTCCCAACCCACCTGCCGGGCGCGCGATGCGTCCCGGCCGTCACTTGGAGTTTGCCGCGATGGCGACCACCAGCCCGCTCCTCCCGTCACTCCCGTTCATCCCGAACCCTTCTCGTCACGACGAGGAACCCCCCGCGCCCGTCCCGGTGCCGGAACCCGCCCCCGCCCCCGCTCCGGAACCCGAGCCTGCCCCGGAGCCGAAGAAGCCGGCGGCACCGCCGCAGAAGACCCCGAAGGGCAGCGAGAGCGACGACAAGCCGCCCCGCCACGTGCCCGTCGAAGAGTTGGCGCAGGAACGGGAAGCCCGCAAGGCCGCTGCCGCCGAAGCGAAGAAGGCCCGCGAGGAACTGGACGCCGCCCAGCGGAAGATCCAGGAATTCGAGGACGCCCAGAAGTCGGAACTGGAGAAGGCGCAGGCCGCGGCGGAGCGCGCCGCTGCCCGGGAGAAGGCCGCGAACCTGCGGGCCGTCACCAGTGACATCCGCTCCGCCGCCATCGCCGCCGAAGCAGTCCGTCCCGCTGACGTCGTCGACCTGCTGACCCGCGACCCGGAGAAGTACATCACCGACTCCGGCATCGACGCGGAGGCCATCGAGGCCGCCGTGACCGCTGCCCTCGCCGAACGCCCCCACTGGGTGAAGCAGGCTGCACCCGACCCGGTGAAGGCCCCCGCGAAGCCCGCCCCGAAGCCCGACCCCTCCCAAGGGCCGCAGCCCACCTCGTCCGTGAAGGACTTCACGGACCCGAAGGTGCTCGCCGATGAGGCCGCGAGGTTCGGGATCAGGCTGACCCATTGATCGAGGTCACCGCGGTCCTCGGCGATGGTCGCACCTTCATCGACGTGACCGGCCACGGCCGGTCCACCCCTGACGACATCGACGGCGCGCGTGTCTGCGCGATCACGTCGACCGTCACCGAGATCGCAATCGCCTACCTGTCGGCGGTCGCTGAGCAGTACCCGAACCACCTCAGATTCCACCTGTCCAAGGAGTAGATGTGTCCCCCTCGATCGTTCTGGTCGGCCGCACCGAGCGGTCGCTCCGGGCACTCCCGTTCATCCCGAACCCGCGTCGTCACGACCTGCGGTCCGCGCTTCCCGCGCAGCTCCAGACCGTCGTGCAGAACGGTTTCCTGGAGCAGTTGTTCCGCAACGCCCTGGTCCCGGACTTCCTGTACCCGGCGGTCGCCGACTCGGACCCGTGGCAGGGCCGTCTCGGCGCGACCCGCACCAGCACCCGCAAGGGCCTGCTGGCCCCGGTGACCACCCCGACCACCGGTTCGGACTCGTCCGTCGCGACCTACGGCTTCGAGCAGTGGTCGGTGTCGATGGACCAGTACGGCAACACCGTCGAGACCGACATGCTCGCGAACGTCGTCGAGTTGGCGTCGCAGTACCTCAGCGACGTCCAGACCCTCGGCACCAACGCGGGCCAGTCCATCAACCAGATCGCACGGAACCGGCTGTACCGCGCCTACGCGGGTGGCCGGACCTGGGTCGCGACCGCGTCGGGCTCCTCGACCACGCTGGCCGTCGCGGACGTGGCGGGTTTCACCACCCGCAACGTGAACGGTCAGCCGCAGCCCGTGTCGGCGTCGAACGCGCTGCCGGTCACCGTGAACGGTGTCGCGAACACCGTGACCGGCGTGTCGGTCCAGTCCGGGGCGGGCAACCTGACCCTCGGCACCGCCGCCGTCGGTGTCGTCGGTCAGGCCGTGGTCGCAGCGAACGCCCCCGTGTCGCTGCGGGCCGCGGGCAACACCGCCTACGACCTGTCCGGCTCGAACGTCGCCACCGCAGCGTTGTTCCGTGCCGCGGTGTCTCGGCTGCGGAAGATGAACGTGCCGACCGTGAACGGCGGCAACTACGTCGCTCACATCGACCCGGACACCGAGGCCCAACTGTTCGCCGACGCGGACTTCAAGCAGGCATACCAGGGCCGCGGCGACTCGGCGGTGTTCCGGGACATGTCCATCGGCACCTTCCTGGGCATCGACTGGGTCCGCAACAACGAGGTCCCGACCGTTTCCCCGAACGGTGTCACCGTTCACCGGCCCATCGTGGTCGGTGCGGGTGTCCTGGTGAACGCCCCCCTCCAGGGTCAGGGCCAGCTGCTGTCGGAGACGGGCGTGTCAACGGTCCCGAACATCTCGATGATCAACGTGGCGCCCGGCGCGGACGTGGTCCTCATCGTGCGGCCCCCGCAGGACAACTACCAGCAGAAGATCCGGACCACGTGGTCGTGGACCGGTGACTTCGGTGTCCCCACGGATGTCCTGACCGGTGACTCCGCGCAGTACAAGCGCGGCATCGTCATCGAGCACGGCTGACCGTCCGCCCAGTCGCCTGTCTGGCTGTCGCCCTGGGAAGGGGGCGGCAGCCAGACAGGTCCACCCTTCCCACTTGAACCGTGAACCGTTGGAGCGCCAGCCATGCTGCGAATCACCCGCACCATCAACGTCTACGACTCGGCGACGAGCCAACTGCACGTCCTGACCGCGGGCCAGGAGTTGCACGCGGACCTGGCGAACCGCATCGCGGTCCTCGCCCCGGCGGATGCCTACGAGGAGCACCCCGACCCCGAGCCGCCGGCCATCCCGGAGCCCCCGGAGTCGCAGGGTGTCGTCGACCTCGACTCGGCCGACGACGCTGACGGCGCGGACGGCGCTGGCGATGTGGACAACGTGGGCGAGGACCAGCCCGCCGAGACCGGCTTCGACCCGGGGATGCACTCCGTCATCGAGGTGAAGGCATACCTGCGTGAGCACCCCGACGAGAAGGACGCCGTCCTCGAGAGGGAACGCGCCGGGGACGCCCGCAAGAGCATCCTCGACTACGTCTGAACCATCCCCTGGAGGGCTGACCGATGGCGATGCCTTTGGCGACCCTCGCCGAGCTGCAAGCCGCCCTACCCGGTGTCGATGCCACCGTCGGGCAGTCCGCAATCGACCGGGCTTCCGCGATGATCCGGGCCATCGCCCGGCAACAGTTCGACCTTGTCCCGCAAGACACCGTGGACATCGAGGGCGGCGGCCGGGACCTGCACCTCCCGGAACGACCCGTCACGGTGGACGACGCGAACCCGTTGACGGTCATCGAGTTGGACGACCTGAAGAAACCCGCCGGGGAACTCACCGAAGGCGTCCACTTCTCCCGGTCGGGCGCGAAACTGATGAAGCGGTGGCGGACCCAATGGCAGCCCGGCCTCGGCTCCTACGGGAACACCCCATACACCCCGTACTACTACCCGGGTCGCCGTTTCGGGTGGCCCCACGGAGTATGGGGGCCGTTCGTCCGCGTCACCTACACCCACGGCTACGCGACCCCGCCGCCCTGGCTGACGGCCCTGACGGTGAGCGCAGCAACGGTGTACGCGAACAACCCCGGCAACCTGTACTCCGAGACGGTCGGCGGGATCACGTTGACGTGGCAGCGGGGCACGACAACCGGGAAAGCTGACCTGGCCCACCGTATCGAGGACGAACTGATCACCCTCGGTGTGATCCGGCGTGGCGCCTACTCGATCCGGTCCGTCTGATGTCGCTCATCACGTCTCAGTCGGTGACGGTGTGGCGGGCGGCCCGCAGAGTCGACGACTCCGGTACCCCGCAACCCCAATCGGACTGGGTGAACGCTGTCTCCCACGTGGAGACGAACGTGTCGGTGCAGCCCGTGGAGACGTCCGAGGACCGCCAGACCGGCCAAATCCTGTCCGAGGAGACGTGGAGGTTGTTCTCGGCCCGCGGGCACGACGTCGACATCCAGGTCGGTGACCGGGTCGAGTGGCGGGGCCGGATGCTCGACGTCATCGGAAACCCGCAACGGTGGCACGGCCTGCCGTCGACCACTCACCACGCCGAAATCATCCTGCGGGCGTCCCCTCCGACGCGTCTCGGCGCGACCGGCCTCACCGGGGTCCTCAACCAGGGCACCGGCGCCGCGGCATCGCAGCAACACGTCTACCAGCCATAGGGGGGTGCCGGGTGCTCGCCATCGAGATGGAGTTGGTGCGCGGTACCCGGGTGGGTCCGAGCACATTCGTGCACCGCATGGATGGATTCGAGCATCGCGCGCAGGACATGACCCCAGCGTTCGCGGACATCCACAAGTCGTTCCTGAAAACGGAGCGAGGACTGTTCGCATCCCGAGGCGGCGCAACGGGCTGGCAGCCCCTCACGGCCGCCTACGCCCGCCGAAAAGCCCGCCGGGGCCTCGACGCCCGCGTGGAACGCGCCACCGGCGCCCTGTATGCAGCGTTGACGACCGGCTCCGGTCCGGGTGCGGTGACCCGTATCAGCCGTGATTCGGCTGAGTTCGGGACCAACCTCGAACGCGCCGTATACGCGCACCGCGGCTCTGGACGCAGGCGCCGACGCCTCGTGGTCGCTGACCGGTTGCGGCGGCGCCGGTGGGAAGCGATCCTGCGGCACTACCTCGTTGAGGGTCCCTGATGGTCCAGACCCTCTACGGGAACGTCGTCACCAACGCTGACGTCCGCAAAGCGGTCCGGGACACCATCGTGACGTGGGCTGACGTATACATCGACGAGATGGCCCGGCAACTGGGCATGCCGTTGTTGCCGTTGCGGACGTTCGGTCAGTTCGGCGGCGCCGCGGGGTACCCGCAGGACAAGGTCCCCGGTTGCGTGATCGTCGCCCCGGGCATCCTCGGCGCACCGGAACGGCAGGGCGGCGGGAAACTCAACGCCATCTGGGGTGTCGGTGTCGGCATCGTCGTCGCCGATGTCACCCACGATGCTGCCGTGGCCCGCGCTGAACCTTACGGGGCGGCGTTGCGGGCGCTGCTGGTCCAGCAGGGATCCCTCGGCGGGTTCGCGCAAGAGACCACATGGATCGACGAGGAAACCGTCCCCCTGACCTATGAGCGTGACCGTGTCGTCGCGGCCAGCAGCCTGCATTTCGAGGTCCTCGTCGAAGACGTCCTCGACCGTTGGGGTGGCCCGAAGACCGCCCCCGGTGACCCGACCGTCCCGCTGTATGCGGGTGAGGCGGTCACCGTCACCCCGACCCTGGAAAGGCTCCGCCCACCGTGACCACGACCGAGTTCAAGAACGTCCGGGCGCATGCCGTCGACGTCGGCGGACGGATGCTCGCCCCGTCGTCCCGCGCATCCCTCGACCCGTCGTCGCCTCCGGTCGCTGACGCGGTCGCCGCGGGCCACCTCGTGGCCATCCAGTCCCAGCCGTCCCGCAAGAAGCCCACCGAGGAGTCCTGATGCCCGCACCGGGTGCCACCATCTCGACGTCGCTGACGGCGTCGTCCATGACGTCCGGGCAGCGTCTCGGGACGTTGTTCGTCGCCGCGCAGACCCAGCGGGGACCCGCGTTCCCCGACCCGACCGCGCCGCTGTACTCGATCAACGACTACACGGCCCTGTACGGGGAGCGTGACGCGACTGTCGGGTCCGCGGCGTTGACGTACGACATGCTGGAGTCGTTCTGGCGCGCCAACGGTGGCGCCGTGCACATCTCCCGGGTCGTCGGCCCCGCCGCGGTCACTGCGGCGTTGACGTTGAACGATGCCAGCAGCAATGGGACCCTCCGCGCTACTGCCGCAGGCCCGGGGGCGTGGCCGAACACTCACCTGTCGATCGCCGTCACCGCCGGTATCGCGGCGGGGACGTTCGTGGTGCAGACCTACATCGACGGGGTGCTGTCGGAACAGTCCGGTGACTTGACGTCCCCGACGGACGCCGTGACCTGGTCCAGCCTGTCGTCGTATGTGAACCTCACCGACCTCGCGTCCTCATCGCCGAACCCGAACCCCGCCCCGGTGTCGGCGACGCTCCTCGCGGGCGGCAACGACGACCTCGCCGGGGTCACCGATGCGACGTGGACGACTGCCCTCGACACGGGGTTCCCGGCGTCGATGGGTCCCGGGATGGTCGCCAAACTGGGCATCACGCAGGCCCCCGGTCACGTCGGAACCGTCGCCCATGCGCAACGGAACAACAGGATGGCCCTCCTCGACGGCCCCCGCTCCGCGACGCAGGTCGCGTTGACGACCCTGGCGTCCACGGTGCAGGCCAACGCCGGCAACAACCCCGAGTACGCGATGCTGTTCGGTCCCTGGTTGCAGATCCCCCCGATCACGGGTGGCACCGCGAACCGTGTCGTCCCCCCGTCGGCCACAGCCGCGGGACTCATCTCGGCGCAGGTCGCCGATGTCGCGAACATCCCCGCGGCGGGGGTCCGTGGGAAGGCCCTGTACGTCATCGACGTCGACCAGGTGTTCACCGACTCCCAGCTCGACATCCTGAACGGCACCGCTGCCGTGTGCCCGCTGCGCCGCGCCTACTCGGCGTCCTCGACCCCGCCCGTGGAGTTGTACGGCTACAACACCCTCGGCAAGCCCGGGAACGCGTGGCGGCAGGCGTCGAACCAGTTCCTGAAGCTCCAGTTGGTCGACGAACTGGCGCTGCTCGCCGAACAGTTCATTTTCTCGATGATCGACGGCCGCGGACACAAGATCGCTGAGTTCGGTGGCGCCATCGAGGGTGTCCTGATGGCCCACTACGCGAAGGACGAACTGTACGGCGAAACCCCGAACGAGGCGTTCGCGGTCGACGTGACGTCGGTGAACAACGCGAACACTGCCGCCGCGGGCGAGCTGAACGCCCGCGTTAAGGTCCGCGTCTCCCCATATTCGGAGTTCGTGACCATCGACATCACGAAGGTCGCCGTCAACCAGCCCCTCTGAGGCTCGGCCGCTGTAACCCACTGCTACGCAAGGAGTTGATGACGCATGTCGCGTCAGGATCAGTGGCTCATCACGGCCACCTATGACGGGAAGCCCACGGGGACGTGGGACAAGAAGGCCGGTGGCGCGCCGACCGCCCAGGACACGAAGTACCGGCCGGGTGGGATGCAGCCCGAGGTCAGCCTCGGCGGGCCGGTGTCCATCGACAACGTGACCCTCACCCGTCTCTACGACCCGTCGCAGAAGCCGCTGCTGAAGACCCTGACCGGGCTGGTGGGGAAGTCCCGGATCACGGTGACGCAGACCGACCTCGACCAGTTCGGGGCCGCCCTCGGCGCTCCGTACACGTACTCGGGGACCCTCATCAAGGTCACCCCACCGGAGGCGGACTCGACGTCGAACGCTGCCGCGACGTGGGAGATCGAGGTCTCCACCGACGGCAAGCTCGGCTGACCCCGGCTCGCCACTGCCACACCTGAGGGGCTGCCATGTGGTGGCCCCTCAGGCATCCCCCTTCCCGTCCCCCTTCCCAGGAGTGAACCGTGTCGCTGCTCGATGCTCTCGCTGCCCGCAAGGCCGAACTTCAGGCCCAACAGGTCACCACGATCCCGGTCCCCCTGTGGGACAACCCGACCATCCGGTTGCGGGTGAAGTGCGTCGACCACGAACGCCTGTCGCGGATCATGCTGCGGATGCAGAAGGCCAAGGGCGGGGCGTTGTCGAAGGCGACCCTGAACGCGCACGCCGCGATCGTCGAGGCCGCCACAGTCGCGGTCATCCTCGGTGGCGACGGGGACGCTGAACTGGAGTTGTCGTCCCCGGACCTGGTGTCGGCGTTGGAGTTGCCCGAGGGCTCGACGCCGATCGACGTCGTGCGTGCCCTGTGCCTGCGTGAGGCAGACGTCATCGCGTTGTCGGACGCCGTGTTCAAGCACTCCGGATATGCGCAGGACGACATCGAGGACGACTTCGCGGGGGAATGACCGGCCACCCCGTCGTCGAGGCGGCGGCGGTGGCCCTCCTCCACGGCATGGACCCGATCGCGTACCTGTCGCTGGAGGGCATCGAACGGACCGTCGCTGACGCAGTCCTGAAGCAGGCCCAGAAGATGCGCGTCCAGGAGTTGTCGCAGGTCGCGGAAGCGGTCGGTGTTCACGCGGGTGCCCGAGTCGGCGAGGTATTGGCGAAGGCGTTCCGGTGAGGGGGTGGCGGCGTGTCCGATGACGAGGTCGTCGTCCGTCTCCGCCTGAAGGACGTCCAGAAGTTCGTCCAGGACGCGAAGTCCGGGAAGCGGTCCATCGAGGACCTCGAGAAGCAGGTCAAGAAGACCGGGTCGACCGCGCGGCGTGAGTCGTCGGAGTCGGGTGGTCTCGGCCTGTACTCCGCCGCCGTTGGGCGACTGAAGTACGCCGTCGCCGGCTTGGCGCTGTCCTTGGGTGCCGGGGCCGGGGCGTTCGGGATGTTCGCGGTGAAGGCGTCGGCGTCGCTGGAGCAGACCGAGATCGGGTTCAAGACACTCCTGGGGTCGAAGTCGGCTGCGGACAAGATGATTGGTGACCTCCAGGCGTTCGCGGCGGCCACGCCGTTCCAGCTGACGGACCTGGAGAAGTTCACGCAGCGTCTCCTCGGCATGAAACTGCAAGCGGAGCAGGTCATCCCGACGTTGACGTCGATCGGTGATGCCGTGTCGTCGATGGGCGGGTCGGCTGCCGACATGGATGGCGTCATCACGGCCCTGGGGCAGATCGCCGCGAAGGGCGTCCTGTCGTCCGAGGAAATCAAGCAACTCGAAGAGCACTTGATCTTCCCCCGGGAGTACCTGACGAAGGGTCTCGGGGTGAACGGCCAGCAACTCCAGAAGATGCTGGAGGGCCGCCAGATCAGCTCTGGGGCAGCCATCCCGATGATCCTCAAGGGCCTCTCCGGGGACTACAAGGGCATGATGGCGGAGCAGTCGAAGACCCTGTCCGGGATCTTCAGCAACGTCATCGACCGGGCGACGAAGGCCACCACGGACCGCATGAACCCGATCCGGGACATGCTGAAGGTCTGGCTGTTGGACATCTTCAACAACGCCGACAAGATCGCCAACGTGGTCGCCGCGGTTCTGTCGAAGGTGTTCGGGGCCGTGAAAGGTACGTGGAGTTTCGGCGTCGACATCTACTCGTCCATCAAGGAGTCCATCGATAAGGGCGACTGGATCGGGTTGGGGAAGAAGTTCGGTGCCGTGATCCCGAAACTGCTCTCCGGGCTCGCCGAGTCAATGGACAAGGGCGCCGGGAAGATCGACTGGTTCGACGTCGGCGTGAAAGCGTCGAAGCTGGCCCTCTCGTTCGCGTTGGGTTTCATCTCCGGCCTGCTCGACCCATCCAACTGGGACTGGGCCGTGTTCAGCAAGCACTGGCTGGCGATCGTCCTGACGTTCGTGGGGTTCATCAAGGGCGTCAAGTACCTGAAGTTCCTGGAGAAGATCCCGTTCCTGGGGAAGCTCCTGTCGCCACTGTTCAAGCTCGGTGACAAGCTGAACCAGCCACTCGACAAGCTCTTGAAGAGCATCGGTGGGGCACTCAAGAGCCACTTGTGGGAGCCCATCGCGAAAGCGTTCGGGGAAGCGTTCCCGAAGCTGGCGCGGACGCTGCGCTGGCACTGGAACCTGTTCATGCGTGACCTGAAGAACCCGAAGCAGCTCGGCAGCAGGGCATTGCACTGGCTGCTGGACCTGCTCGGGAAGACGCCGATCGGGCGGTTGTTCGGCTGGCTGAAACGCGAGTTCAAGAACGGCGTCTACCGCTTGTTCAAGGGCATCTTCGAGTGGCCGAAGAACTGGGACGCCGCGAAACTCCTGAAGACCGGGTGGGGTGGGGCGCTGGTCGGGGTCTTCGTGACCGCGAAAGACAAGATCATCGACGTGTTCCACGACATGTGGGATGGCTTGAAGCGCGGCTTCACCGGGATGCTCAACGGGATGATCGACGGCCTCAATGGCCTCATGTCGGTGTCCATCATGGGCCAGCAGGTCGGCCCGCAAATCCCCCACGTCCCAGGCCTCGCAACCGGCGGGACGGTGACCAGCGGCGGTATGGCCCGCGTCGGTGAGAACGGCCCCGAACTCCTGCACCTTCCCCGGGGGGCGTCCGTGATCCCCCTGCCGCGTGTCCCAGAGTTCGCCGGCGCCCCCCTGGGTGACCGCCCGATCCATACGACGGTGATGCTCGACGGGAAGGTCCTGGCGCAGGCCGTGCAACGCGAGAACGACTCCAGGCTGGCGCGCAGGTGAGCGTCGAGGTGACGTTGCGGTCCACCGATGGCCGCCACACGGTGACGACACTGATGGGGCAGGCGTTCCCCGAGTTCACCGAGGGCCGCGGCGGATGGGCCGAAGTGACCCGGCCCCGCAGGCCGGGTGTCATCGAATGGGTCGGTACGGCCCCCGCGAAGGCGTCACTGTCGCTGATGTTCGACGGGTGGCGGACAGGGACCGCTGTCGGAACGAAGATGGCGGCACTGGAGGCGATGGCCCCGCTGGCCCCGACCGTGGAACCGCCGACGATCCTCATCACGAATGCGTGGCCGATCCCGTCGAACATCCCGTGGCAGATCCAGACGATCACGTGGGATGCGTCGACTGCGTTGCGGTCGTCAGCGAACATGATCGTGCGGGCTGAGGCGCGCATCGAGTTGGTTGAGCGGCGCATCGCGGAGACGGTCATTGCACGGTCGTCCCCTGCGAAGCGGGCCGCAGCGAAGACGTCCAAGGCGACGACCACCACGAAGAAGGTCCGGACGGTGACCGTGAAGAAGGGCGACACGTTGTCATCGATCGCTGCACGGCTACTCGGGTCGTCGGCGAAGTGGACGTTGATCGCGAAGGCGAACAATCTGCGGTCTCCGAACAACATCAAGCCCGGCCAAGTCCTCAAACTTCCGTGAGCACAGCCCAAATCGACCTGGCGTCGTTGCAGTTGACCGGCCCGAAAGGGTCGACGCTCCGCGCGAACGTCCTGGAGGCGTTGGAGGAGTTGACGGTCTCGCAGACCATCACGGGCGCCTCGACTGTGCAGATGACGCTATCCGACCCGCATCGGACGCTGCTGCGGTCCGGGTTGTTGTCGGTGCGGACAACGGTGATTGTCGCGGGGTCGGCGTACGAGTTGGCGCAGGTCGCGAAGTCGGGGCCGAAGGTGACGGTCACGTTCGAGGACATCGCTGTCGCGGCGCTGCGGTTGAAGAAGGGCGCCCGGTCGGTGGCGGCAGGGAAGATGTCCCGCGCCCAGTTCTGCACCACCCTGATCCGGGAAGTCGGCTGGGTGAAGGTGGCGTCCGCCCCGGGAGCGAAGTCTCTCGTCCAGCTGTCCCGCGGTTCGGGGGCAACAGCGGCGACGGGGGAGACGGTCGGCCCGGGCGGGTGGGGGAACTTCGGCTCCACCTCCACGACCCCCACGCCCGCAACGACCACGACCACCACGAAATCGGCTGCCGCGACGAAGGCCGACGAAGAGGACACGTGGACCGCGGTCACCCGCATCCTCGGGGAGATCGACTGGCGGGTCTGCGTCATCGGCGGCGTCGTCTACTTGGCGCCTGACTCGTGGCTGATGTCCCACGCGAAGAAGACGTACGCCCTGTCCGAGTCCTCCCCGGGTGTCGACAACATCGACGTCGACTGGGACGTCGGGAAGCCCGCAGCGACCGCCACGATGCAAGTGTGGTCCGGGTACACCGACCTCACCGTCGGGTCCCCGGTGACCCTGTCAGGGATGGGGCCGGGCAACGGTTCGTGGCTGGTGGAGTCCATCACCCGCAAGGCCCACACGAAACTCTGCGACGTCCAACTGATCCACCCGCAGCCGACCCTGCCCGAGCCAGCCGACACCGGCGCCGGGCTCGGTGGCATCGGTGAGGGCGGGTGGGGGTCGTTCACCATCCCCGACACGGCCGCCGGGGGGCCGGGGACGTTGCAGGTCACCGAGCACGGCGGCGGCGGGCTGACGATCTGCGAACGCTTCGTCCAATACGCGTTGTCCGCGAACGGGAAACCGTATGTGTGGGGTGCGTCCGGACCGAACTCGTGGGACTGCTCCGGTCTCGTGCAGTGGGCCGCCGGTAAGGTCGGCGTCTCTCTCCCGAAGCCTGTGTCGTCGCAGTCGAAGCGACTGCGGTACATCCCAGTCCAACAGGCCATCGCGACACGTGGAGCGCTCATCTTCCGGGGGATGCCTGGCGTGAGTGGGTCCACGGACCACATCGTCATCAGCCTTGGGAACGGGTACACCATCGAGGCTCGCGGCAAGAACTATGGGTGCGGGATCTTCCCCCTCAAGGGCCGCCAGTTCACGGGCGCCGGGGTCATCCCCGCTATCCCACCGGATACGACGGCCCGCGACATCAGAGGCGGGTGACGTGGCGACTGCACGGAAGTTCGGGCGCCTCACCCCCGGCGTGCACGCGGAGCCGCCACCGATGCTGCACGACGTCCCCCAACTGGGGGTGGTGTCGGCGGTCTCCGCGGCGGGCGCGATGGTTGTGGTCGACGCGATGCCCGGCCTCGAATACGGGCCGTGCCCGTGGGGCCTCGGCTCCCACGACACCCCCCAAGCGGCCGTCGCGGCAGGGTTCGCGCCCCGCCACGGGGACCGGGTCCTACTCGTGTTCGCTGGCGTCGGAGTGTCCGCCCCCGTGGTGACCGCATGGTGGAGGTGACGGTGTCGACTCCCCATTTCGCGGTCCCGCTCCGGTTGGACCGGACGGGCCGGTTCGCGACCGTCGAACAGGACAGCCCCGACGAGATCGCTCAATGTGTCGCTGCGTGCCTGGCTACACCGGAAGGGTCACGGGTCGAGGCCCCCGACTATGGTTCACCGCGGACCGACTTCCATGTCGGGAACCTGGCTGACCTGGTCGCTGCGGTCGCCGAATGGGAACCCCGCGCCGACATCGACGTGACCGTTGTCGAGGGTCTCGGTTCGTCCACGACAGCAGTCGATATCGCTGTCGCCGTGAAACCACACCTTTGAGGGGGGTCACGTGTCCACGTTCTTGACGGTCGACTTCGAGGCCGACGCTGACACTCTCACCGACACCGCGAT